TCAATTGCGCGACTGCAGCTTCGACAGCAGGCGCAGGAACTCGATGTACAGCCACACCAGCGTCACCATCAGGCCGAATGCGCCGTACCACTCCATGTGCTTGGGCGCTCCGTGCTCGACGCCGCTCTCGATGAAGTCGAAGTCCAGCACCAGGTTCAATGCCGCCACCACGACCACGAACAGGCTGAAACCAATGCCGATCAGGCCCGAGTCGTGGATGAAAGGGATGCGCACACCGAACAAGCCCAGCACGATCGTCGCCAGATACACCAGTGCGATGCCCCCGGTGGCTGCGACCACACCCAACTTGAAGTTCTCGGTGGCCTTGATCATGCCGCTGCGATACGCGAACAGCAGCGCGAACAGGGTGCCGAAGGTCAGCAGCACGGCCTGAAACACGATGCCGTTGAAGCGTGCTTCGTACACCGCCGAGATCGAGCCGAGGAAGAAGCCTTCGATCAGTGCGTACAGCGGCGCCGTAATCGGTGCCCAGGTCGGCTTGAAGCTGGTGGCCAGTGCGAACACCAGGCCGCCGATCGCGCCGGCGATCATATAGATACGTGCGACGGGCAGTGGCATGCCATCGGCGCCGATCGATTGCGACCAGGCGAAGGCGGCCGTGATCACCGCCATCAGCAACAACGCGCCGGTCTTGTTGACCGTGCCGTTGAGGGTCATCGCCTGACCGTCGCGGGTGACGACCGAGCCGGAGCCGGAGTCGAGGAATGTGGATTCCCGAAGGGCAGGGTTACCGCTACGCATGTGTGTTCTCCATGAAAATAGTGCTCACCCTACTGGCGAACGTTGTTGCGAGGATAGCTGATCGTTCAAGTTACACAGGGTGATTGACAGCGAGGCCAATCGTTCCCAAAATAGCCGACCTTTCGAGCCTTCGGGATTGAAAGGTCCCGCCGGGGTATAGCGCAGTCTGGTAGCGCGCCTGCTTTGGGAGCAGGATGTCGGGGGTTCGAATCCCTCTACCCCGACCATTCCGAGCTTTCGACGGCGTGGGAATGCGAAGTTCGGTCCGGGCGCCCGTAGCTCAACCGGATAGAGCACCGGCCTTCTAAGCCGGCGGTTACAGGTTCGAGTCCTGTCGGGCGCGCCATCGGCGGTACGGTAGGAAGCAGGTTTTCAGTGGTGGCTGTAGCTCAGCTGGTTAGAGTACTGGATTGTGATTCCAGATGTCGGGGGTTCGAGTCCCCTCAGCCACCCCACTGATGACGAGAAATTGCAGGAATGTTTGACCCGATGTGTCACAGGGTGTTGCAACGAAGCAAAAATGCACATACAATGTGCGACTAGTTTCAGGGCCGTTAGCTCAGTTGGTAGAGCAGTTGACTCTTAATCAATAGGTCCAAGGTTCGAATCCTTGACGGCCCACCAAATAAAACAGCCACTTAGCGCAAGCCAAGTGGCTGTTTTTCTATGCGTCGGGAAAATTGCCGGGAAAATTCCAGCCCCCAGCACGCTACCGGGGGCGTGTCGGAGGTGGAACCTGCGGCAGGTCGTGGGCGTAGCGGTTGGTCATCTCGAGCGTGGCGTGGCCCGCCGCATCCTGTTTGTCGGCGCGGTTGCCGGCCGTATCGGTGATGCCGCGATGCTTGAGCCCGTGCAGACCGAACCGCTGTTCCTCGGCGATGACGTGTTCCCGGATCGCCATCGCAATCATCCGCTGCCAGGCGCTGTCCAGTGCTGACTTGCTCAGCGGCGTGCCCGACTGGCTCACCAACAGGCGGCGACGCTCCGGCTTCAACGGCACAGGCAACTTGCGCGCTTCGGTCACCTCTTTCCGATAGTCCACCAACCACTTCCACGTCGCGCGCAGCTCCTCGTTCCACAGCGTCACGTTGTCCCGCGACCCCTTGCGGCGCTCGCTCCGGACGCCGGTCTGCAGCGCGTGAGCGTCCGTCAGGTCCGTCACTTCGATACCGCGCAGCCGCAGGTTGTAGGCAAGGGTCATCACCGCCGGCAGATAGGGAGGCACGCTGCCGAGCGTGTGGGCCTTCAAGCGGCCACGTGCCTCGGCGAATGCCAGCACTGCCGCGAACACTTCCGGCTCTGGCATCCGGTGATCGCCTTTTTCCTTCACCTGGCGCACCCCCGTGGCCGGATTCTTCTCGCAGATGCCATGTCGGATGCCCCAGCCGAACGTGCGGCGCAGGTAGCGCAGCACGTGGTTGGCTTTGCTCGGGCGCGGCTCGATCGCCGGCTGCAGCTTCGACGCGGGCCTGCCGGCGGCCAGGGTCTCAACCAGTCGTTGCACCAGCGGCACGTTCATCCGTGAGATCTGCAGTTGCCCCAGCGGCGCCCCGTCCTTGAGGACATAGGCACATGCGACCTCACCACACCAACGGTAGTCGCGCTTGGTGTCACCCGAAAGCTCGGTGAACTCTGTAGAGGCCTCGAACGCGGTGCGCAAATAGGCCAGGGTGCCCCTGGCATGCTGGCAGGTGGCAGACTCCACGATGGCGTGCAACTCGGACAGCCGCGCGTCCGCGTAGGCGACGGTACGCTTGCGCGTACCTCGCCCTTCGGGGTGCGGTTCGACGTAATACCAGCGGCCGTCGCCCCAATAGAGGCCCCTGGGGAGGGCCTCTTGGTCGATGTGGCTGGGGATCTTTGGATTGAATTTGCGCTTCCTGCCGCGTCCCATCAGATCAATTCCATAGCGTTTTGTTGGTCTTCCTTGCTCGCCTGCAGGCCGAGAGCGGCGTTGAGTGCGTCCACCGTCGTCCAGATGCCGCCACGGGTGTCGTAGCGGAAGCGGATGCCCTGATCGCGCGCCCAGCGGACGACGGTGGACGTCCGTGGGGTAGAGCCGTCAGGAGCGCACAGGCGGCGTAGATCCTCGAAGGTCAGTACCTGGCCGGTCATGGGCATAGTTCCTGGATCCACTCCTGCCGCCGCGCCCACTGCTCGCGCATGTCGGCCAGCAACTGGTCGGCCGCGGCCTGGCCGCGGTTGCGTCGGATCCTCTCCATCAGCGTGGCCACTGTCGCCCGATCGGTGTAGCCATCGCGCAGGTAGTGGCGCGCCTCGCTGGCGCGCCGCTGCAGTTCAGTCGCTTCTTGCGTCACCGCCCGCTACCTCCGGTCAGGCCCAGGCCCATCTGCACCACATTGGATTCGATCGCGTGCGGGATGAGCGGCGCCGCCGTGCCATTGACGCGGATCCATTCCCGCAGGGCGAGGGCATAGCTGGGATGTTTCTGGGTGCGCCCGCAGGTGCACTCCACGAGTGGCCGCCACCAGCCTCCAGGCGGCGCCCATCGAGCATGTGGCGCGCCTTGTGGGCGTTCCTGCAGGGTGGCAGTGGGCTTTCGTGGTCGACCTGACGTTGCGTCATGCATGCGCTCCCTGCAGGGACATGGCCACGGCCACGTCGCGGACCCAAATGGGCGTACTCGACAGGGCGAAGGTCTGCCCCGTCCAGGCCAACAGCAACGTGCGGCCGATCTCCTCGCCGATCGCGGTGGCCGAGTAGCGCGGCACCGCGTTGCCGATGCGCTCGCGCCAGGCTTGATCGGAGAGGCCGTCGAGCTCGAGCTTCTCTTCGGGATCCACCAGTGACTGCAGGACGGCCAGTTCCAGCGTCGTGAACGGCCGATGCCACGTGCCGTCCAGGCTGCGGATGACGCATACCAGATTGTCCCGCGCGCCGGGAAGGCGCGGATCGGCAACCGACCACCGCCCATTGTCGTGGCCCGCAGCGGCGCTCACAGCGCCGCTGGCGCCGTTCCAGGCCACAACGCCGTAATGACCATTGGTCGCATACGCATCGCCGGCCTGGCGCTGATTGGCGGGCCGTGGGTCGGCCACGGCGTATGCGCCCTGGCCGCTGTCGCTGCGAGCAATGACTGTGCCGGCAGCACCGTCCCACGCGACGCACGCGTACTTGCCGAATATCGCTCCCTGTGGGCGCATGTCCTGCACGCAATGGCCAGTGCCGTGTGCGCTGGTGACGGCGCCGGCGGCGGCGCTCCAGGGAACGATCCGGAACTCGTTGCTGTGCTTGGCAGGGCCGCCGTGGCGCGGATCCGCGATCGAGAAGGTGCCCTGGCCGGGCGACTTCACCCCGATCACCGCGCCGGAGGTGTCGTCCATGCGCATGACGCCATACTGCTGGTACTGCGCGGCACCGGTTGCTGCGCGCGGATCTGCCACGCTGAAAGCGCCATTGCTTGGCAGGCTCTCGCCGGCGACCGTGCCGGCGGTGTCCTGCCAGTCGCGGACGCCCAGGAAGCCCCCGCGCGACTCTGGCACAACCAGGTAATCGCGCAGGTAGCCATCTTCGACAGCGAGCCGGTTGAGGCTGCGCCAATCGTTGCCGGCCTCCACGAAGGCCAGGCGCACCCAGGTCTTCCACTGCAGCGATGGCACGCGATGCATCGGGCCGGCGCGCTCGACGTCGCCGGCGAGCGCCATGCGGCCCAACAGGGCGCCCACGGACTGCAGCGGGCGTTTCACCGGTTCGTAGAGGAAGGGCGGCACCTTCTCGCGGTGACGCGCCACCAGCAGGAAGCGCTTGCGGCTCTGCGAAAGGCCGCCCAACTCGCCGCAGTCGTGCGTGGTCTCCGCGACCTCGTAGCCATAGGCGCGGAACAGCGCGGTGATCTGGTCGAGCAGGTGCCGGCCGCGCGTGGCGATGCGCGGCACGTTCTCGAACAAGTAGATCTCCACCGGATCGTCCTTGTAGGCCTCCAGCGTCAGCATCACGCCGCGCAGCGTGAGGCGGTTGAGCGCCTGGTACTTGTCGGTGCGGCTCTTGGTCTCGGCCATGAGTCCTGAGAAGCCCTTGCAGGGCGCCGACAGGAACATGACGTTCGGTCGTTCGCCACCGAATGCGCGGTGCACATCGGTGGTGGTGGCCTCGCGCCAGTCCGTCGGCGGCTCGCAGCCCCAGAACGCCCGGTACTGGTCACGGTCGAACAGATCCATCACCGTCCCAGGCACGCCAGCCAAACGCCTGAAATCGGCGATCGCCGCTGCGTCGACGTCGATACCGCCGATGCAGCGAAACGTGGCGCGCGCAGTGCCAATATCCGGGCGCGCATCGTTGAAGCCGGCCGCGCCGCCGCCCAGGCCACAGAACAGGTGGCCGTGCAGGATCTCGAAGTCAGCCATGGTCGGCCCCCATCTCATAGCGGATGGCCCGTTCGGCGTCGCGCAGGTGCTGGACCGTGTCCGCGTCGATACGGTCCAGCGCCTCGGCGATCGTGTAGTCCATGTCGGTCAGCCAGTCGTGGCGATTCAGCACGAGGGCAGCGGTCAGTGCCTCGCCCGTGGACAAGGGGCCAGGCCCACCCATGCGCGCGGCGGCGCGCGCGATCTCGAGGGTGCGTTGCAGATTCATGGCGATGTCCTCCACGCTGCGCCCAAGCGGGCACGCACCTGGTCGACGTGCACAACCTCCAATCCCCAGCGCGTCGACCAGGTGCGCGCCTGCTGGGCGTCGCACGTCAGGATCAATTGCCCGGTCGGTTCCAGCCGTTCAGCACGGAGCCCGAATAGCACGTCGTCCAGTTCGACAACGGTCTGCAGGTCGAATTCGCCGAGCAGGGCACCGGCGTTGAGGCTCTTGCCGCTGCCTTGAGGCCCGACCACGATGACGGACTTACCCATGGGCCACCTCCCGGCGTACCGCCATGCGCGCGCGGCGCCGTAGACGCTGGGGAACCTGGCCAACGGCCAGGCCGGCATGGGTGACGCGCGGACGGCGGGTGGCCCACAGCCTGTAGACCAACGCGCCGCCGGCGGCCGGCGCCAGAAGCATCACGAGAGAGAGCAGTTCAACCATTGGCCACCTCCCGTGCGGCCTCGGCCAGCGCCATGGCTGCAGCTGCGCTGGGACGGCGCGGGAGCATGTTGGCCAGCGCGAAGGGGAAGTCCAGGCAGTCCATGAACTCGGCCAGTTCGGTACTGATGCGGTCTTCTTGCGCGGTCCACAGGCGTGGGCCGGCGGTGAGTTTCCAGCCGTTTCCAGACCCGCGCCGCCGCTCCCAGATCTGGACCACCTGATGCAGTTGCCCCATGCGCAATGCAGCGGTCACCACGACCTGGCCATGCGTGACATGCAGCGTGATGGTGGCCACGCATTCGCCGAGGCCGTGTTCGTAGGCGACGACGGCCGGCGTGATAGCCTCCGCGCCGGGGCCGGTGCCCGATGCCAGCGGTAATGCCGCCGTGGCTGGACGTGTTCCAGTTTGCTGTTGCATATCGACTCTCCAGAGTTGCGTTGGTGGAGGGCCTTGGGGCGGTGTTGCAGCACCGCCCGCCGGGCCCGCTGAAACGGGGTCAGATCAGATCGGCCCCGGACGGCTTGGCGTCGGGGTCGGGGGCGGTCAGGCGGTGCGCGCTGTTGAGGATGTCGAGCAGTTCCTCGCGGATGTAGTCGGCGACGGCGGCAGGCCCGTCTTGGTTGACCCCGGCTTCCACGGCGATGTCGTTGGTCAACGCTGCCAGCAGTGCGGCCGCGTGGTACGCGCGCCAGAGGCGGAACTGATCGTCATCGCTGATCGCGTAGTCGGCGTCATCGGGCAGGTAGGCTTTCAGGTCGGCGGCATCCATCACGCCTCCTCCAGCGCGAGCATGCGGTCGAGCACCCACTCCACCAGGTCGGCAACTGCGGGCTCGGGCATCACTACGTGCAGTGAGCCGATCACCAGGCCGGTGCCGTCATCGACGGCAAAGACGTCGTGCGGGTCTTCCACGGTGCTGCAGGCGAACATGACCGGCGCCCTGTCGTGGAGGGCGTCCGCGTACAGCCCGGCGTGGAGATCACCGTTACGGGCCTGCAGCTGCAGGAACACGCCTGGCGCGACACGATAGGTCTTGAGCAGGTCGGGGCGGTTCACTGGCGCACCTCGGCCAGGTCGGCATTGATGCTGGAAATGGCGGCCTCGACATCGGCCAACGTCAGTGCTTCGGGCGCTTTGCCCATGGCCTGCAACTTCGCCTGCAGGGCGAGCCAAGCGGTGTGGTTCCAGTCGAGGGTGTCGGCGATCAGGCCGAAGTAATGGGCGATCTGACGCGCGGCGTTGGCCGGCGCTTCTTGGGCGTCGTAAGTCATGCGGGCTCCTAAGTCATTGGAGTCCGGCACTTCGCTGCTAAACGAGGTGGCGGACGGTGCGCGGTTAGCAGACCGGTAGGAGTCACCGGCAGGCCCGAAGGCCTCCGCACACCGCCCGCCATAGAACTGGCTGGCACGTACCCACGTCGACACAGCGGGCGTAAAAAAAGCGCCGTGCATCGGTCGATGGGCGCTGGTGCGCCTCCTAGTCGGGCTGCTAAACCCGGTCGCCGATTGTGCGGCGACGCGGCAATAGTTGCTCCGCTCCCGGTCGGAAGTCAATGAAAATTTCTCAAAATTTCCCACAAGGACGAGGGTGTTCATTTCTGGAACACCCAGCACTTCACGGTGGTGCCCTGTCCGGACACTTCGTCCTTCAAGACGGCGCTGTTCACCGCGACATTGCTGCCCAGCAGCTTGTGACGCCGCGAGTCCGCCAGGAGCGCCCGCAGCACCTTGAGGTCGGGCACGTTCTGACTGAATTGCGCGGCTCGCGCTGCGAAGTGGTTGAGGTTGATGGCGATCCGCTGCGGATCGCGGCTGTGGTTGACCACGGCGCGCTCGTTGCCGGTGGCCTCGAGATACTCGTAGGCCTCCCAGAACTCGTTGACCAGCGCATGGTCGGCGCTGATGGCCTTTTGCCGATCCATCGCCATGCCAAGCAGCGCCAGGCGGGTCCGTTCCACCATCTCGTCGGGCAGGGCGATGACCAGGCGCAGGCAGTCGAACAAGGCCAGCATCTGGGCGTGGTTCTTGATCACCCGCTCCAGGCGCAAATCCTGCTGGCCGCGCAGCTTGGCCTCGAACAATTTCACCCGCTCGGCGAACAGATCGAGGATGGCCCGCTCCTGGCGAATGGCGCGCACCAAGAAATGGCTCACCTCTTCGACCTGCAGCGCATTGAGATTGTCGGCCGCGATGCGGCTCTCCGTGGTGACCTGCGGGCGCTTGAAGTGCAACTTGACGATACGGGTCAGGATCGCCTCGCTGGCGTCCACGGCCGCGTTCTGGCTGATCACGATCGTGCCGCGAAACGGCGGCTCGTATGTCTCGTTTCCACCGTTGCGCACGCCGCGGGTGGCCAGCGTGCCGCCGCCGAAGAAGTCCTTCAGCTCGTCCCACTCGAACGTCCTGGCGTGGGCCTTGTCCACATCGCTGCGATCCGCCTCCAGCAGGACGACGGGCATGCCCGAGACCTGGCCCATGGCGCGCGCGCGGCCGGCCTTGGACGACTTGGCTGGGTCGAAGCCCTCGTAGTCGGAGCGGCCCAGCAGCTTCCACAGGAACGTCAGCAGCGTGGTCTTGCCGGCGCCGGCTTCGCCGGTGGCCTCCAAGAATGGGAAGCTCTTGTGCGCCGCGCGGATCTGCTCGGCGAACAGCGAGCCAAACCAGAACGTCATCGCCACCATGCCGTGCGTGCCGAAGCACTGCCACAGCCAGGGCAACCAATCGGTGCGGAATGCCTCCACGTCGCGCTGGATCTCCAGGCGGATGGACTTCTGGGTGGTCTTTAAACGCAGCTTGTCGAACTCGAAGTAGTCCTCTTCGTTGGCGGTGACCAGTTCCCCATCACGCACGGCGATGTCGCCGAGCAGGTAGGCGCGGTGATCCTTGCTGTAGCCAACGAAGTCGATCGCGTCGACGGTCTTGATGGCCTCGGTTTGCTCTTCGATCAGGCGATCGAGTTGGTGGCCGGTTCCGGTGAACATCGCACCCGCCGCCAGGGAGATCAGGCGCTTCTTGAATTCGGCTGCGCTGGAGACGTGGCCGCCGGTGAACGTGCCTTTGACACTCGGGCTGTCGTGGGGGAAGTCGACGCGGAAGTAGTACCAACTCTCGTCGGTGACTTCGTGTCGTTGGAAATACAGCGCCTCGGGGTAGCAGTTGGCGATCTTCTGCACCGCGCAGGCCGCGCGGCGGATCTTCGCCAGCTTCTCCGGGTCCAGTTCGCCGTCCTCGTCGGGTTCGACATCGCGCTGCAGCTTCTCGAAGCGCAGGGTGTCGAACTCGAACCAGTACAGGCGGCAGTGGTACTCCAGCCAGAAATCGTTGCGCCCGTCGTGCTCGAACATCAGCAGACCCTTGTCGGCCGGTAATCCCCCCACTTTTAGCGGTCGCCAGAAGTGGAGCTAAGCGGCCATCGCCAACTTCATGGCAGGCGTGATGCCGCCGAGCGCCATATTCGGACGCTCGTGGTTGTACGTCCATAGCCAGCGGGTGGCTTTGTCCTGCACCTGGTCGATGGTGTCGAACAGGGTTTGGGCGAGCCAGGCGTAGCGGATGGTGCGGTTGTAGCGTTCAACGTAGGCGTTCTGCTGTGGCTTGCCCGGCTGGATGTGCTCGACCCGGATGTCATGCCGCTGCGCCCAGGACAGCAACGCGCCACTGATGTATTCAGGGCCGTTGTCGCAGCGGATCACGGCGGGCTTGCCGCGCCACTCGATGATCTGCTCCAGCGATCGGATCACACGGGCTGACGGCAGCGACAGATCCACCTCGATCCCCAGCCCCTCGCGATTGAAGTCGTCGAGCACATTGAACAGCCGGAAGCTGCGGCCGTCGGCCAACTGGTCGTGCATGAAGTCCATCGACCAGACCTGGTTGATGGCCTCCGGCACCGCCAGAGGCTCGGGCCGCTCACGCACCAGCCGCTTCTTCGGCTTGATCCGCAGGTTCAACTCCAGCTCGCGGTAGATCCGGTAGACCCGCTTGTGATTCCAGCCAAAGCCCTTCACGTTGCGCAGGTACAGGTAGCACAGGCCAAAGCCCCAGTCGCGATGGGCGGTCGTCAGGCGGACCAGCCAGTCGGCGATCCGGGCGTTCTGCTCGCTGGCCTTGGCCTGGTAGCGGAAGCAGGTCTCGCTCACCGCGAAGGCCTGGCAGGCGTGGCGGATGTTCGTGCGCCCGCTCGTGACTGCCGATTGGGCCATCTCGCGTCGCTGAGATGGCCTCACCATTTTTTTGCGAGCGCTTCCTTCAGCAGGTCGGTACTGAGCTGCGCCTCGGCGTACATCTTCTTGAGCCGGCGGTTCTCCTCCTCCAGCTCCTTCATGCGCGCGACCATGGACACGTCCATGCCGCCGAACTTGCTGCGCCACTTGTAGAACGTGGCCGAGCTGATGCCGTGCTCGCGGCACAGCTCCGGCACGGGCGCACCGGCCTGGGCCTGCTTGAGCACGGCGATGATCTGGCTGTCGGTAAAGCGGGACTTCTTCATGGAACCTCCTCGGGAAAGGGTACGAGAAAATTCCACTTCTGGCGTCTGCTAATGGGCGGGGGGATTACCCCCTGGACTTCGGTTGCAGCACGAGCGCCGTCGGTATCGAGGGTGGTGTGGGCATGCCCGGCCTCCTCCAGACGGCGAAAGCACGCCAAGCCGTCGCTATAGACCTCACATCCCGGTTCCAGACGCCGCGCGATCCAGTCCTTCAGCGAGGCGTTGTCAAAGGCCTTCACCGGCTCGATCACCGCAAAGACCGGATGCTCGTGGTTGTGGTCCACTTGCACTGCGATCACGAACGGCTGCTTGTTCTCCGAGCCCCGTCCGCGCTTGCCGCCGTTGCGTTCACCGCCCAGGTAAGCGTCGTCGATCTGCACAAACCCCTTGAGTTTTCGCGGTTCTTCGCGCTCGGTCATCGCCTGCATGATCTTGTGCTTCATGCGCCAGGCCGCCTTGTAGGTCACTCCAAGATGCCGCTTCAACTCCAGTGCCGCCAGGTTGGTCTTGCTGGAGGTCAACAGGTAGATCGCCTGCATCCACAGGCGCAAAGGCAGCTTGCTCGATTGCAGCAGCGTGCTGGCACGCAAGGTGGTTTGATGCCGGCACGCCCGGCATTGGTAGTACACCTGCCCATCTCGTCGAAAGCGCGAACGCGCACGACCGTCGCACTGCGGGCAGCGAAATCCTTTCGGCCAGCGCCACCGATACAACGCCCGGTAACACTTGGCTTCGGTTCCGTAGCGATCCACGAACTCGGTCAGCGACAATCCCGGCTGAAACTGCACGATGTTGATCCCCATCTCCCACCTCCGTTGCCTTTAGCTGGGGCCATTGTCCAACCGCAGCGTCGCAGATCCTGCAACTACGGCTGAGCGATGGGGCTAATCAGGAAGGTATTTCGATGCCGTGAATCTATGGAAAGCGCTGAGGGAAGTTGCTTCGTATAAAACGGGTGATCAGGCGCTTCACTTTGTTGTTAGTCATGGAAAAGAAACTTGCGTTTCATTGCGGTACGAAGCAGATGACTTAATTTTGATGCCTTCACTACATTCATTCATCCAGGATATCGCTAGAACAGACCTGCATCGTGAGGAGAAACTTAATATCACAAGAGCTGGGATAGTTGAGTGTTTTAGCCGTGAGAGTTGTGTGGGATTAGGTGAGCTGATCAACGGATTCGAGCACCTGATGATGTATATCCGTCAGTCGTATGCGCTCTTTTTGGCAGATTTTTCAACTGCAAAAATACGCAGGGAGGTAGAAAAGCAAAATTTAGATGACGCTCTTCGTCTCAATAAGACATTGGCAGAGATTCAGAATCAGCTACTTGCGCTTCCGGCAGCACTTCTGGTCGCTGGGGCTACAGTGGATTCTTCAAGCCTCGCTAAGAACTTGGCTGTACTGGTAGGGATGGCAATATTCGTTGTTCTGATGTGGATACTCATTAGTAATCCTGATTAGCCCTATCCCTCAGCCATGAAAGTTGCTTGCCATGCGCAAAACGCTCTCTGGGCAAGGCGTACAGCGCATCAGCGCCGTCGCCAGTCGCGGCAGCATCTGCTCCAGACGAAATCGGCGGTTGAATCGATAGGCCGCTTCGGCCAGGTAGCGCCGCGCATATTTGGCCTGGCGCACCGCGTGGTAGGTGCCGCTGATGGCACGTTTAACATTGCCCAGCACCACATTCAACCAGCGGGCCCCCTGGACTTCGGTTGCAGCACGAGCGCCGTCGGTATCGAGGGTGGTGTGGGCATGCCCGGCCTCCTCCAGACGGCGAAAGCACGCCAAGCCGTCGCTATAGACCTCACATCCCGGTTCCAGACGCCGCGCGATCCAGTCCTTCAGCGAGGCGTTGTCAAAGGCCTTCACCGGCTCGATCACCGCAAAGACCGGATGCTCGTGGTTGTGGTCCACTTGCACTGCGATCACGAACGGCTGCTTGTTCTCCGAGCCCCGTCCGCGCTTGCCGCCGTTGCGTTCACCGCCCAGGTAAGCGTCGTCGATCTGCACAAACCCCTTGAGTTTTCGCGGTTCTTCGCGCTCGGTCATCGCCTGCATGATCTTGTGCTTCATGCGCCAGGCCGCCTTGTAGGTCACTCCAAGATGCCGCTTCAACTCCAGTGCCGCCAGGTTGGTCTTGCTGGAGGTCAACAGGTAGATCGCCTGCATCCACAGGCGCAAAGGCAGCTTGCTCGATTGCAGCAGCGTGCTGGCACGCAAGGTGGTTTGATGCCGGCACGCCCGGCATTGGTAGTACACCTGCCCATCTCGTCGAAAGCGCGAACGCGCACGACCGTCGCACTGCGGGCAGCGAAATCCTTTCGGCCAGCGCCACCGATACAACGCCCGGTAACACTTGGCTTCGGTTCCGTAGCGATCCACGAACTCGGTCAGCGACAATCCCGGCTGAAACTGCACGATGTTGATCCCCATCTCCCACCTCCGTTGCCTTTAGCTGGGGCCATTGTCCAACCGCAGCGTCGCAGATCCTGCAACTACGGCTGAGCGATGGGGCTAATCAGGTTAGTAATCAGGATAACTCGGTTCAAGCAATCGGAAACGAGATAGGCTTGCGAAAAGAGCTTTTGGAAAATCAGCCGCAAGGAATAGCAGGTCAATATCAAATCGCACTTGACACGTTGAAGAGACGAGTTAAGACACAGCTTGGCGTACTGCTTTTGATCAAGTTCCTTGTTTTGGTGGTGTTCCTTCTGACGTCCTACATGGCTGTGGATGCCCTTGCTGGCGGCTCCATCTCAGATTATTGGTACTCCATTGTCTCCGGTAATTTGGGCAAAGTGCACTTTTAAGTCAGCGCAGATTCAAACTCCAGCGAACTGGTAAAGCCTCCTGTGCCCGCGACAGTGTGAGTTAACTTAGCGATCAACCAACGTTGTGCATCGATTTCTGCTTTGAAGCCCTGTACCCGCACGGAGGTCTCAGGGAACAGGTCGGCGCGCCCCAGGGCGAGGGTGTAGTCGAACTTGGCCAGGCCACGCTGCAGCCGCTTGAACTCCGCCTCGGCATGCTCGCGCGCCGACTTCTCGCTGTCGTAGGTCTCGCGCAGCGCCTTGGCGTTGTCGTCCGTGCCGACCAGCACCGATTTGCGCCGCGCGCCTTTAGTGTCGTTCCAATAGGCGCGCACGCCGCTGTAGCCGTCGCGGTCGGCGACGCAGTAGCGATGCTGGTCGCCATCTCGGCGGGTTAGCGTCACCATCGGCAGTGGCTTGCCAGTGGCGGTCCTGCCCTCGCCAATCGGGGAAAAGATCAGTGCGCCGTTCTTCACGGTGGCCACCGCGTCGAAGCGCTTGCCCAGGCGCGTGAGCAGGTTGGCATCGCTTTCGTTGGCCTGGTCCAGATGCGGCAGCGCGACGCCTGCCAGGCCGTCGGCCACACGTGCGCTCAGGCCATGCTCGCCGGCGATCGCGCGCACCACCGCGCCCAGAGTGGTGGCGTGCCAGCTGCGCTCGCGGCGATTGCGCAGGCTCTGGGTTAGGTTGGCGCTGCGCGCCCGGATGGTGATGATGTCCGGCGAGCCGCTGTATTCGACCTCGTCCACCTCGAATGTGCCTTTTTCCACGAGGCCGGTCTCCTTCCAGCCGATCGCCACCGCCAGGGTCACGCCGCGACGCGGCAGGCCCATTGCTCCGTCGTGGTCGTGTATGCGCAGATCGAGTTGATCGGCTTCGCCGCAGCGATCTTCGGTGAGGGTCAGGTCGATCAGACGTGGGGCGATACGCGCGGTCAGATCCTGGCCATCCAGCAACACACGCCAGACAGGCACCGGCGTCATGCCGCGCTCTCCGCGCGCACCGTGCTGTCCTCGCGGCGCAGCGAAATGGTGAATTCGATCCGACGCGGCGCCCCGTCCGCGAAGAAGACAGAGTGGGTCTCGCGCAGTGCAGTCAGCACGAAGCTGCCGTGGACGACGCCGGTGCCGTCGACCAGCGGCAACGCCTGGCCGTCGAGGGCGAGTTCGCGCAGGGTGTCCAGCGAGACACGCGAGCCGGTCAATTCCGGCGCCAGCATGCCGGTCAGTTCGATTGTGTCGTCGCCTTCGCCCAGGTACTGGAGTGCGGCGCGTGCGCCGATGCGCTCGCTGGCGCCGAAGCGCCAGGACTGCTGGCGCTGGAGCTCCTGATAGGCCAGCGTTGGCAGGGAGAACACGAATGTCCCGAAGCTCATCATCATCGCCGTATGCCTCAGTCGTCGCGCAGGCTGGAGCGGCGCGTGGCCGCTGTGCGCCGTTCGCGCTCTTCGAGTTGGCGAGCGACCTCGCGCGCCAACGTGGTGGCATCCATGCCAGGTGCGGCATGGACATGGATGACGTAGCTGTTGCCGCCTGTGGGCGCGACCGCCGCGCGGGCAGGGGCCCGACATCCCCCCAATTTTGAGTATCACCTCAGTTTGGAGTCCAATTCCCTACCCCAAGGAGATTGGACGTGAAGAAGCGTTTTACCGAAGAGCAGATCATCGGCTTCCTGCGCGAAGCCGAAGGCGGCGTGGCGATCAAGGATCTGTGCCGGCGCCATGGCTTCAGCGAGGCCTCGTACTATCTGTGGCGTAGCAAGTTCGGCGGCATGAGCGTGCCCGATGCCAAGCGGCTCAAGGACCTTGAGGCCGAGAACGCGCGGCTGAAGAAGTTGCTGGCCGAGCAGTTGTTCGAGAACGACCTGATCAAGGATGCGTTGCGAAAAAAGTGGTGAGCGCACCGGCGCGTCGTATGCTGGTGCGCGAGTGGATCGGGCGTGGTGCCAGCGAGCGTCGTGCGCTGGCAGTGATCGGCATGAGCGCCAGCGCGCTGCGCTATTGCCCACGCCAAGACCGCAACGGCGAACTGCGCGAGCGCATTCTTGCGTTGGCGCATCGCCATCGCCGCTACGGCGTGGGGATGATCTATCTCAAACTGCGACAGGAAGGACGCCTGGTGAACTACAAGCGCGTGGAGCGGTTGTATCGCGAGCAGCAGTTACAAGTCCGGCGCCGCCAGCGCAAGAAGGTACCGGTTGGCGAGCGTCAGCCGCTGCTGCGGCCAGCGCAGGCCAACCAGGTGTGGTCGATGGACTTCGTGTTCGACCGCTCCGCCGAAGGCCGAGTGATCAAGTGTCTGGTGATCGTGGACGACGCAACGCACGAAGCGGTCGCCATCGAGGTGGAGCGCGCGATCTCTGGGCACGGGGTTGCGCGCGTCCTGGATCGGTTGGCACACAGTCGCGGCCTGCCGCAGGTGATCCGCACCGACAACGGCAAGGAGTTTTGCGGTATGGCAATGGTCGCCTGGGCGCATGCCCGTGGCGTGCAGTTGCGGCTGATCCAACCAGGCAAACCGAACCAGAACGCCTACGTCGAATCCTTCAACGGCCGGCTACGCGATGAATGCCTCAACGAGCACTGGTTCCCGACGTTGCTGCACGCGCGCACCGAGATCGAACGCTGGCGACGCGAATACAACGAGGACCGACCCAAGAAAGCAATTGGCGGCATGACGCCGGCTGCGTATGCCCAACATCTGGCAAACACCGATATCATCAACCCCGGACTCTAAACCCGACCGCTACTCAGGGCGGGGGGACGTCGGGACCAGCGTTGGCGATGAATCCTGTCATGCGGCACTCGAAATAGGTGGCCGGTGGTCGGGGCGTCACCGCAGTGGGAGAGAGTCACTGTGGATCGGCCCCGAGCCGGCCGGGTCGCGGGGACGCTCGGTTACGCGCCGTCGGGGGCGGGCGTGGTGCCCACCGGCTCGGCGCCGAACTTCTTGAGGACGCGCTCGGCGCGTTCCAGATCCTTTTTGCCGCCGCAGCTGCTGTGCAACTCGATCGCGCGGCGCAGACTGGTTACCGCCGCCGCGACGGCGGGTTGGTCTTCCAGCGGAGGCGCATCGCCGATGCCGGCCATCAAGCCGCGCCCCTGCACCAACAGCAGCTTGGCGCGCACTTCGTCGGGCATGTCCTGCGCATCGGTCAACGCGATGGCCTGGGCAACGATGGCCAGGTCGAACAGGTCGCCGCCGCGCTGGATCTTGAACGCGGCCTCGGCGATCTCCTCGGCAACCAGGCAACCGGTGGTGCGGGCGAAGCGATCGGGCAATTTCAGCTTGTGGCGCAGGACGTAATCGGCCAGCTGCAGGCCACGCGCATAGCTGCCGGCATCGATGTGCCACACCATGGCGTTGGTGACGATCTCATCCTGCGCGCCGCCATCGGCCTGCAGCACGCCGTCCAGATACGGATCGTATTTGGGCAGCAGCTGCCGTTTCAGTTCGGCCTTGCCTTCTTCGCTCTGGACTTGTTTCAAGCGCAGGCGGTCGCCGTGCAGTTCGGCCAACTGCTGCTCGTGGATGGTGGCCCCGGTCATCAGCTGACCGGGGGAGCGCTTCTCGGCCTCCAGCGCCGCGAGGACGCGGCTGTGGTGGCGCTTGGCGGGGCTGTCGGCCATGGCGATCAGGCCACCAGCTCGATGTTCTCGACTACGCAGCCCAGGCCGTAGTCCTCGACCACGTAGGCCTCGTTTGAGGACTCGAAGTTCTCGATGCGGTTCCTCGAGGGCTTTTCCTGGATATAGCGACGGCGGCCGCCCAACTGGTAGTACAGCGACAGGTTGGCCAGGGAAGTAACCAGCAGCGCGCCGTCGGGCACGTAGGGCACCTCGCCCGCCTGCAGGCCACCGATACGCTTCTGGCTCAGGATCAGATCGGTGGCGAGTTTCTCGGTGGCCGGCTGATCCTTGTTGATCAGGGGGAAATACTTGTCGTGCATCAGGTCGCGGCCCAGGATCACGATCAGGCCCGGGTCGCGGCGGTGCCACGGGTCGATCAGGTTGCTCGCCACGTCGTAGACCAGAGCATCGAGATTGGCGTAGTCGGCGCTGTTGCCGCCGCCGATGACGACCTTGCCAACCGTCTTGCCGCTGGCCATGACGCGCTGCGGGGCGTTGTCGCGGTACTGCTGTAGCCATCCCTTGTTGACGTCCTGCAGCAGCGGATTGGTGGCGCGGTTGGTCGTGGCGGCAATGCTGGTGCCATTGAAGCCGATCATGATGCGATCCAGCGCCTGACGCTGGATGATCGCGTCGCGGATCTTGGTCTGGAAGTCCGGGAACTTCGCCCAGGCATCGAGCAGCGCATAGGGGATGGCCGTATCGAAGTCGGTGTGCTGGCAGACATACTTGGCGCTGTCCAGCGAAGCGACGTTGCGCGGCTGGCGCTCGCCGGTGCCGCTGGTGTCGGTGCGATCGGCGATGGTGCCGGACACGCCAATACCCACCTTCTCGCCGGTCAGTTCATCCACGCCGATCAGATTGATCTTGGCCAGGAAGTCGCTGGACTCCTGCATACGGGCTTCCAGCTTCTGCTGCGTGGTGGGGTCGACCGAGAAGGAGACGGCTGCGGAGTCCACGCCGTTGATCTTGGCGATTTGCTCCATGAGCTGGTTGAACTTCAGGCGGGTGTCGTTGCGCATGGGTGCTCCGGAAGAAAAGGAAAACGGGCGTGGCGTGGTGTGGCCGGCGGGTGCCGATCAGCAGTCGGTGAGGACGGTGGCGTCGCTGCCGGTGACCGGCGGGCGCTGGGTCTGGCGAGGGTCCGGCTGCTGCGACAGCTGTGTACGCAGGGCGCTGAATTCCTCGGTCAGCTTGGTCAGGGCGGCGTCGGCGATGGCCTGGGCCTCCTGCAGCGCGGTGAACTGCGCGCCTTGGTCGCACTGGCCTTGGGCCAATTGGGTGACGATCTCGCCGATCTGCGTGAAATCGGACGGCTCGGTCGGTGCGGGCTTGGGGGCCGGCTCGGTGCCGAGCAGCTTCTTGATGCGGGCGAGCAAGGTGGTCGCCGCTGCATCGTCCTCTTCGGTGAACTGCAGTTCGGTTTCGGTGGCGACGGTGAAGAGGTTGTCCTTGTGCTGCTTGCGCTCGGCCAGCGGGTTCTCGTCGGGATTCTGCGCGGCGAAGGCGAGCATCGAAGTGCCCAGGCTGGCCGGCGAGTCGGTCACGCCCAAACCGGTGAGGTAGGCGCGGCCCGAGTCGGCGAACTTCGGGGTGATCTCGATGCTGGTGAAGATCTTCTGCTTCAGGTCGTTGACGATCTTGACCAGGTCGTTGGTCGGAGTGATCTGCGCGAACAGGGCCAGCTTCTTGCTGCCCGCGATTGTCACGTCCTCGGCTTTGACCGCCGTCACGTCGCCGTAGGCACGGAAGGGCGAGTCCGGCAGCATGCTGCGCAGATGTTCGATCCACACGCGCGCACCGTAGGTGTTCGGGTCGTAGGTCGCGGCCATGTCTTCGATCTGCTGGCGCTCGATGACCCGGCCATCGGTGGTGGCGCCTTCGACAGCGACGCGAAACCAGTTGGACTTGAACTTCTTCTTCATGGATCCCCCGCGCCAAGCGCGTCGTTGAGGTGATGGATCCATGTTCGAATCGCGCGCGCGCTACAGCAACGGCGCTGCCTTGTAGCTGCGGCGGTTACGGGTAGGTGAACTGTGAGCGCTGACGCTTGCCCGTCAGCCTATGCGGTATGGATCGCGTCGCTCAGCAACTTCCCATGGACACCCGCCGACAGGCCAAGTTCCTGTACTGGATGGGCTGGCGTGTGTGCGAGATCGCCGAGGCCACAGGCGAGAAGGAAAAGACGATACACAGCTGGAAGGCGCGTGACGAGTGGGACCGCGCTGACAACGTGGAACGCGTCGGCGGCGCGCTCGAAGCGCGCCTGGTGATGCTGGTCATGAAGCCGGACAAAAGCGGCGGCGACTTCAAGGAAATCGATCTGCTGCACCGCCAGTTGGAGCGCCAGGCGCGCATCCAACGCTATCAGGGCGGCGGCAACGAAGCCGATCTCAATCCGAATGTCGCCAACCGCAACGCCGGACCGCGCAAGCCGCAGCGGCGCAACGACTTCTCAGAGGAACAGCTGGAGAAGCTGATCGATGCCTTCAAGGAGGGCTGTTTCGATTACCAGCGCGACTGGCACCGTGCCGGTGGCCAGCGCACCCGCGCCATCCTCAAGTCGCGCCAGATCGGTGCCACGTTCTATTTCGCCCGCGAGGCGCTGATCGATGCGTTGACTACCGGGCGCAATCAGATCTTCCTGTCGGCGTCCAAGGCGCAGGCGCACATCTTCCGGGGCTACATGCAGGCGTTCGTGCGCGAGGTGCTGGACGAAAAGCTGTCCGGCGGCGACAACATCGTGCTGGCGAATGGCGCCGAATTGTTCTTCCTGGGCACCAACGCCCGCACCGCCCAGGGCTATCACGGCAATTTTTACTTCGACGAATTCTTCTGGACCTACGGGTTCAATGAGTTGAACAAGGTCGCCAGCGGCATGGCGATGCAGAAAAAATATCGCAAGACCTACTTCAGCACCCCGTCGAGCATGGGGCACGAGGCCTATCCATTCTGGACCGGTGAGCGCCACAACAAAGGGCGGCCAGCGGCCGAACGGATCAGGATCGACGTCGGGCACGACACGCTCGCACGCGGCCGGGCGTGCGAGGACAGCGTATGGCGCCAGATCGTCACGATCATGGACGCGGCCAGGCGTGGTTGCGATCTGTTCGATGTGGAGAAATTGCGCGAAGAGTACAGCGTCGACTTCGACAACCTGCTGATGTGTGAGTTCGTCGACGACGGTGCCAGCGTGTTCCCGCTTGCGATGCTGCAGCCGTGCATGGTGGACAGCTGGATCGCATGGGGCGGGGACTACAAACCATTCGCCCAGCGTCCCTACGGCGATCGCGCGGTGTGGATCGGCTACGACCCAGCCGAGACCGGCGACACCGCCGGCCTGGTCGTGGTTGCGCCGCCACTGACCGACGGCGGCAATTTTCGGGTGCTGGAGCGGCACCAGTTCCGTGGCATGGACTTCGCCGCCCAGGCCGAGTTCATCCGCAAGATCACCCAGCGCTTTTGGGTGACCTACATCGGCATCGATACCACCGGCATGGGCACCGGCGTGGCGCAGCTGGTGAAGCAGTTCTTCCCGAACCTGACCACTTTCAGCTATTCGCCCGAGGTCAAGACCCGACTGGTGCTGAAGGCGTTCGACGTCATCCACAACAGCCGGCTGGAGTTCGACGCCGGCTGGACCGATCTGGCGCAAGCGCTTATGTCGATCCGCAAGACGATGACGGCCAGCGGCCGCCATTCCACCTACACCGCAGGGCGCAGCGAAGAGACCGGCCACGCCGACCTGGCGTGGGCGCTGTTCCATGCCCTGCAGAACGAGCCGCTGGATGGCCGCATTGCGGCCACCGGCACGATGGAGATCTGCTGATGACCACCCCCGTCACCGCCATGCTGGACGCGGCCGCGCCGCCGGCCGGCATCGAGGCGTTCACCTTCGGCGACCCGACGCCCGTTCTCGACCAGCGCGGCATCTACGACTACCTGCAGTGCTGGCAGAACGGGCGCTGGTACGAACCGCCGGTGTCGCTGGAAGGCCTAGGCCGCACCATGCGCTCGAACCCCTACCTGGCGTCGGGCCTGATTTTCAAGCGCAATATGCTGGCGCGCACGTTCAAGCCGCACCCGCTGTTGTCGCGCGAGGCCTTCGAGCAGCTGGCACTGGACTGGCTCACGTTCGGTACCGGGTATGTCGAGCGGCGCCGCTCCCGGCTGGGCACCACCTTGGCCCTGACAACCCCGCTGGCCAAGTACATGCGCCGTGGCGTGGTCGATGGCAGCTTCTACCAGGTCCACACGTTCGGCGAGGAGCATGCCTTCGAGGCGGGCAGCGTCTTCCAGCTGCGCGAGGCCGACATCGATCAGGAGATCTACGGCCTGCCGGAGTGGTTAAGCGCCACGCAGTCGGCATTGCTCAACGAGTCGGCCACGCTGTTCCGCCGCAAGTACTACAACAACGGCTCGCACGCTGGCTTCATCCTGTACCTGACCGACACCAACCAGAATCAGGACGACATCGACAATCTGCGCGCCGCGCTGAAGAGCGCCAAGGGCCCAGGCAACTTCCGCAACCTGTTCGTGCACGCCCCGAATGGCAGCAAGGACGGCATCAAGCTGATCCCGGTGAGCGAGGTAGCGGCCAAGGATGAGTTCACCGGCATCAAGGGCATCACCCGCGACGACATGATGGCTGCGCTGCGCGTGCCCCCGCAGTTGATGGGCATCGTGCCGCAGAACGCCGGCGGCTTCGGAAGTATCCGTGACGCCGCCGCGGTGTGGGCAGCCAATGAACTGGAGCCGCTGCAGGCCCGCATGCTCAAGCTCAACGATTGGCTCGGCCAAGAGGTCATCGCGTTCAGCCCGTACCAGCCGCCTGCGGCGGCGTAACCCTTTCCCACCACGGCAGCACCACGATGTTGAAGAACCTACGGTGTGGCGAATGCGCACGGCTGCTCTGCAAGGCCGGCGCATTCGACCAACTCCAGATCAAGTGCCCGCGCTGCGGCACCCTGAACCACCTGAAGGCCGAGAGCCTCCCCTCCGATCGCCGCGAGCGAATTCAAGAAGGCTCTCACCATGAAAAACCAGCTCCTGCAGGGCGACGCCCTGACCATCCTGCCCACGCTCGAAGCGAATTCGTTCGACGCGCTGATCACTGATCCGCCATATGCGAGTGGCGGCTTGACCGCCGCTGCCCGTGCCCGGCCACCTTCAACCAAGTACTGCCGGGATGGTGGACATGCCGATTTCGTTGGTGACGAACGCGACCAGCGCTCACACCTGAAGTGGATGCACCTATGGTTGTCCGAGTGCGCTCGCGTGCTCAAGGACGGCGCGCCGGTGCTGCTGTTCACCGACTGGCGGCAGCTGCCGCTGACCACCGACGCCCTGCAGATCGCTGGCTTCACATGGCGCGGCATCACCGTCTGGGACAAGACCGAAGGCGTGCGGCCGCAGTTGGGCCGCTTCCGCAACCAGGCCGAATACATTGTTTGGGGCAGCAAGGGAAACATGCCGCTAGATCGCCGCGCGCCTGTGCTGCCGGGTGTTATCCGTGAGTCGGTGCGCAAGGGCGATAAACACCACTTGACTGGTAAGCCCACCAAGCTGATGCGCCAATTAGTCCGTATCTGCGTGGAAGGTGGGCATCTGCTTGATCCATTTGCGGGCAGTGGCACAACCCTGTTGGCGGCGAAGCTTGAAGGTTTTCGGTGGACTGGCATAGAGATGACAAAGCACTACATGGACGTTTCTAGGACACGCTTGGATGCATCGCTCTGA